GCTGCTTCAGGTAATGCACCTAGTATTACGGCTTCTGGAGAAACTAACGTAAGCATTAACCTTATTCCAAAAGGAACGGGTGAAATACAAGCAAATGGTCAAAGTTTAGCAACAACAGGAAAAGCTATTGCAATGGCAATCGTTTTCGGATAAGAATAACAAATAGGAATAAAAAATTATGGCAAACCCAAATATAGTATCAGTAGCAACAATCTTAGGTGGTAACCTTGGTTGGAATCTATCAGCTACGGCAACAACAACTTTAATGACAGTTGCTGCAGAAAAAATTGTAAAAGTAAACAGAATAACAATAGCTAATGTTGATGGTTCATCAGCGGCAACTTTTGATTTATTTGTTGATGGTTTAACAACAGCTGGTGCTGATGGTATTACCCCAACAGGAGCAAGCGCAACAGTGTACTTAGCAAAAACTATCTCAGTTCCTGCAGACGCAACTTTAGTATTATCTGATACACCTATCTATTTAATGGAAGGTGATATTCTTAAAGGCGGAGCTAGTGCAGCGTCTGATTTAGATTTATTTATTTCATACGAAGTATTAGACGACGCATAGGAAGGTAATTAGCTATGGCAAATGGCGGAATTATAGGACCTGATAATATACCCTACATTTCAAAAAATGTAACTTCATTTACATCTACCACACCTGGTGGACATACTTTTCATCCAGGTACAACAGCGGTTGACTACATAATAGCGGCTGGTAGTGGTGGAAGAAATCCTTCCGGAATTGGAAACAGTGGATCAGGAGCTGGAGGTTTGAGAACATCTGGTGATGTTGGAAGTTTTGCTGAACCTGTAACACCCGGTGGAACTACAGGAGCAATTACTATTGGTGCTGGTGGTGGTGATGGTGCAAGTGGATCAGCATCTTCTATAGCATCTGGAGGAGGTATAGGACCTTACTCTACAGTTGGAGGAGCTCGCGGAGTAGCAAGAGGAGCTAGCGGTGTAACTGGTGGATCAGGAAGTGGTGGCGGAGACGGCTATCCAGCTGCAACTACAAGTGGTGGTGGAGTCTCTACTCCAGGACAAGGAAATCCAGGAGGACCTGGAGGACCCGGAGAACCATCTGGTGGTGGTGGTGGATATGGTGGCGCTGGTGGCGCACCCGGAGGACACCCTGCATATGGACCAGGACCCGGTTACTCAACTTCAATTGCAGATGACGGATCAAATCCCGCAAATTCTTTAGTGTATTCAGCTGGTGCTAATGGAGAAGGAGCCCCTGGTGATGCAAGTTTTGGAAACAACCCTCTATGGCCCGGTGGAAATGCTAATGGTACGGGTAGAGCAAATAGTGGTATGGGAACTTTATATAATTCTTCTTCAGCAGGAATTGTTGTCATAAATGAAAACGGCGGAACACAAGCAGTTGCTAATGGAGTTTGGAGTATTCAAGAACAATTCGTAGCTAGAAAAGAAGGAACTTGGGTATAATGAAATATTTTGCAGAATTAAATTCTAGTGGTGAGGTTTTAAGAGTATTGGTATTTAAAGATAACATAACTAATTCTGAAATAGAATCAACTCCACATGAAGAAAATGGAACTTCTTGGATAGAAGCTTTTAAAGATGGTACTAGAGGAAATTTTCCAGGCGTTGGTTATACATATGATGTTTCAAGAAATGTTTTTATAGGACCTAAACATTTTAATTCTTGGGTTTGGTCAAATAGTGTTTTAGATTGGGAATCTCCACAAGGAGCAGAACCATCTAATTCAGTTTTAGGAGATGGAACACCAGAATATTCTCAGTGGTGGGATGAAGAAAATTTAAGATGGTTGAGATATAGAATTGCAGATGCAAAACCAAGACAAAATTATGTTTGGGAACCAGACAACAACAAATGGATAGGAGTTGAATTATAATGAGTAGTTTAGGTAATGGCGGAGTAATAGGTGTACCAATAACAGTAGTAACAACTGAAACAACAAGTGAAGCCGTAACATCATTTACTAGTCCAGGAACTTTTACAGCACAAACTAATCAAATAACAGCAACAGTATTACTTGTTGCGGGTGGCGGAAGTGGCGGAAGTGCTGCTGCTAACAATGCCGGTGCAGGTGGTGGTGGAGGTGGTGGTTTTAGAATTATAGAAAATCATCCAATACCTGCAGCAGGAGTAGCTGTTACAATAGGTGCTGGAGGAAGTGCACCCAATGGTAATGGTACTAATTCAATTTTTGGTTCAAGCGTACCCATAGCATCAACAGGTGGTGGGTCAGGAAGAACACTACCACAAGGAGCTCCAGCAGATCTTGGTCAACCCGGTGGATCAGCCGGAGGAGGAACTAACCCTGCTCGTTCTGGTGGAAATGCTGGGGGATATAGTCCTCCAGAAGGAAATGTAGGAGGTATTTCAGGTGGAGGACCTTTATATGGTGGTGGCGGTGGCGGTGGTGCCGGTGCTGTTGGTGGAGACGGACCTGCTTATCCAAATAATGGTGGAACAGGATCCCCTTCAACAGTAGGCAGTCCAACTGCAAGCCCTAGTTCTACTACATATTCTGCAGGAGGTAGATCTGGAAGATACCCGGCTCCCGGTAATGGACCAGCGGGTTCAGCAAATACAGGTAATGGCGGAGCTGGTGCAAGTTGTACTTTCGGATCAGGTTTTACTGGTGGTAATGGCGGATCTGGAATTGTTTCAGTTAAACAAACAGCGCAAGTTGGTGGAACAGCAGCTTCTGGAGTGTGGAGCATGAAATCACTTTACCAACAAGTAGCAGCAGGAAATTGGAGTTAAAAAATGGCACACTTTGCAGAAATTAGATCAGATAATAATAAAGTTTTAAGAGTTGTTGTTATTAATAATAACGATGTTGTTAATAATGGTGGAGAATTATCTACTCAAGTTGAAACTTGGGTTGCTAATAATATTTCGGCAGATCCAATAATTAAAAAAAATTTAGGTGGAACGTATCCAGAAACTTATTGGAAACAAACTTCTTATAATAATAATTTTAGAGACATATATGCAGGAATAGGTTTTATATATGATGCGACAGAAGATAAATTTAAAACATTACCTCCTCATGCTGATTGGGTTTTTGATGATGTGTTAAAGATTTGGAACCCTCCCATTCCAGTTCCAACTGAAGGTGGTCCTTATCGATGGGATCAAGAAAACAATGAATGGATTAATTTACAGGGCCTGTAAAAAATAATTTTCTTTACAAAATTAAATAAAAATAGTATTGTCTATTTATAAAGACATATGAATTTAGAAAATTATTTTTGGTATTTTAATAAAAGTCAAGGGTTTAGTAAAAAAACTTGTGAGGATATTATTAAACATGGAAATTTACAAAAAGATAAATTAGCTTTAACGGGAAAATATACCGATATAAAAAAACTTTCTGAAAAAGAAATTTTAGATTTAAAAACAAAAAGAGATTCAAATATAGTTTGGTTAAATGATCAATGGATATATAATGAATTGTTTCCTTTTATACACACAGCAAATCAAAATTCAAAATGGAATTTTGAATGGGACTTTGCAGAATCTTGTCAATTTACTAAATACAATAAAGGACAATATTATGATTGGCACTGTGATAGTTTTAATAAAACTTATGGAAAAGAAAAAGGTATTAATTTTGAAGGTAAAATTAGAAAACTTTCAGTTACTATTAATTTAAGTGAAGGAGAAGAATATGATGGTGGAGATCTTCAATTTGATTATAGAAATGAAGATGGTCCAGATTTAAAATCTAATATAGTAACAGCAGAAATAGCCAGAGAAAAAGGAGCCGTAGTAGTTTTTCCTTCTCATATATGGCATAGAGTAACTCCAGTAACTAAAGGAACTAGATATTCATTAGTTGTGTGGCTTATAGGTAAACCTTTTAAATAATATGAATTTTAAAAAAAATAAATATTCGGTAATAAAAAATGCAATTAATTTTGATGTAGTAAATTTTATTTATAAATATTTTTTAAATAAAAGAAAAGTGGCTCGACATTTATTTGATACAAGTTATCTAAGTCCTTATAGAGAGGAATGGGGAACTTGGGCAGATCATCAAATACCTGAAACTTATTCTCATTACTCTGACCTAGCAATGGAAACTTTACTTGAAAACTTACAACCTTTAATGGAAAAAGAAACCGAACTAAAGTTATGTCCTACTTATTCCTATGCAAGAATATATAAAAAAGGAGATGAATTAAAAAGACATAAGGACAGATTTAGTTGTGAGATATCAACCACTATGAATTTAGGTGGTGATAATTGGCCTATATATCTTGATCCAACAAATACAGAAATTCCCGATCAAAATAAAACATATGTTCCGATTGGAAACAAAGGTGTTGAAATAAATTTAGAGCCAGGAGACATGTTAATTTATTCTGGTTGTGAGTTAGAACATTGGCGAGAAAAATTTACAGGAGAAAATTGTGCTCAAGTGTTTTTACACTACAATAATATTGTAACAAACAAAGAAATAAATAAATTTGATGGAAGACCTTTTTTAGGTTTACCTGATTATTATAAAAAATAACATGAAAGAATTTATATTTTTAGGAGGACTTGCTAGATCGGGAAATACATTACTTGCTTCTTTATTTATGCAACACCCTAAAGTAGCGGTAACTGCCCATAGTAATTTAATTAATGTTTTATATAGATTAAATCAACTTAAAGAAGGAAGTTTCCATAAAAATTTTCCAGATGATAAATCTTTAGATAACATATTAGATAATGTTGTTGAAAACTATTACTCTCATTGGAAAGAAAATATTATAATAGATCGATCTCCTTGGGGAACTTTAGAAAATATTAAACTCATTAAGAAATATATAAAACCAAAAGAAATAAAATTTTTATTTTTAAAAAGACCTTTTAAAGAAATTTTAGCTTCTTTTTATGCAATGAAAAAACATGATCAAATTTATGGAAATCTAGATTTTCTTATGCGGTTTGATCAAATGATTAGGTTTGACTATAGATCAGTAGGAACTGTTTTACAGGACCCATCAATTAAAACTTTAATAATTGAATATGAAGACTTATCTAAAAATCCTCAAAAAGTAGTAGATGAAGTGTGTAAATTTTGTAATGTAGAAACTATAAAATTAAATTTAAATAATCTAAAACAATTACAAATAAACGGTGTTAAGTATAATGATAAACATGTTAAAGCACCTCTACATAAAATTGAAACAAATTTTTTAAAATACAAAAAACCTAATTACTCTAAACTTTTTGATAAAATTTTTTTAGATAAATATGAACAATTTAAATATTTAGATAAAATTTGGGAAAAAACACCTAATTTTAATTTTGTAGAAAGTGTTTCAATTAAAGATATTAAAATATTAATAAATGTTTTTTTAGATAAAGATTGGAAAGAATTTAAACATAGGCAAAAAACTTTTAAAGTACATGAGGAAACTCTTACTATACCTATTATTTATAATATTAATTTTGATAAAAATTTAAAAAAAAAACACGGCATTGAAGGTGTTTTTAATTCTTTCTTAGGTATGTTAAAAAATATATTTATAGAACGTTATGGAGAAGGAGATATTGTTAGAGCTATTTTAGTTAAACTTCCAGCAAATAAATCAATAGAAGCTCATCAAGATTTTGGAGAGTCGTTAGAAAATACTCGCAGATATCATTTACCTATAGAGACTAACGATAAAGTCTTGTTTACAGTTGGTGGCGAAACTAAAAATTTAAAAGCTGGTGACATATGGGAAATTAAAAACACTGATAAAGTGCATTCAGTTAAAAATAACGGAGAAACAGATAGAGTTCATTTAATAGTAGATTGGAAATCACATGTTTTTTAAAAATAAAATAGAAATATATAGTAACAGGATACCTGTGTCTTTTCTTAAAGATTTTATATGTACATATCCTAAAAACCTTCCAAGTTATTTTAAAAATATACCTAAAACATATCCTTTTAAGGTTGGTAGAAATTTTAATATTAGAACTTGTAGCGGGTTTTTAAATTTTTTTAAAAGAAGTATTGTTTTAAAATCACCTTTTGACATAAGTTTAGAAATAAAAGACAAACAAATATTTTGTGAATTTGGTAGCGGGTCTTATAGTAATGAAAATAATTTAGGTGTTCATAACTCAGAACAGTTTTTAAAATACGTAGATCAAAATAAATATGAAATTATAACTAAATTTATTTTTGGTGTTTTTATAAAATGTAAATTTCCTGTATTAGTAACTAATCCCTGGTGGTCAATGAATGATTTTGAAATTATTCCTGGAATATTAAATTGTAAAAAACCAACAGAATTAAATCTTTTTTTACCTATTAAAAAAAACCAATCTAGAATTACCATAAAACAAGGAACTCCCTTGTGTATGTTACATTTTGAGTGTGAAAAAGACCTTAAATTAGTTTTTAAACAAGAAAAAATAAATCCAAAAAATTATAATGGATTAGAATACCTTAAAACCAATTTGAAAAATATGGTGCTAAAAAATAAAATATAGTATATATATAAAAAGCTAATAAACAGGATTTTATATGTTACAAAAACTAGGTTTTTTACCAGGATTTAATAAACAAGTTACATCTACCGGAGCCGAGTCTCAATGGACTGGGGGTACAAACGTACGTTTTAGATATGGTACACCTGAAAAGATAGGTGGTTGGTCTCAACTAGGAGATAGTAAACTAACCGGTTCTGCTCGAGGTCTACATCACATGGTTAATAAACAAGGTATTAAATATGCTGTTATAGGAACCAATAGAATTTTATACGCATATTCAGGAGAAGTTTTCTATGACATACATCCTTTAGTTAATCCAACAGGTACAGGTATTACAAGTGCATTTAGCACGACTAACGGATCACCAACCGTTACTATTTCTTTTGGAACTAATCATAGTTTTCAAGAAGGGGATATAATTTTATTTGGTGAAGTATCTACATTTAGTGCAATAACTAATTCTAATTTTGGAGCTTCTGATTTTTGCAATAAAAAATTTATGGTAACCAGTGTACCAAATTCATCAAGTATAACTATTACAATGCCCAGCAATGAAAGCGGATCTGGTGCTACTACTTCTGGAGGTATTACTTTTTTTCAATATTATCACGTAGGTCCAGCTGAACAGGTTGGTGTTTTTGGTTATGGTATATCTCAATATGGTGGAACATCAACAGCTCCTCAAACAACAACTTTGAATGGATCGTTATCTGCTAATTCAGCGGGAACAGGTGGAACTGGAACTAGTATTGTTTTAGCATCTGTATTAAATTTTCCAACAACAGGAACTAATTTTATACAAGTAGGCACGGAAGAAATTTCTTACACAGGAGTTAATACAGGAACAAATACTTTAACAGGAATAACTAGAAACGTTAGAGGAACAACAAATGCTTCTCACAGCACAGGAGCTACAGTTACCGATTACAGTAGTTTTTCTGGTTGGGGTCAATCATCAGCTGACACAGATACTGTAGCGGAACCCGGTCTATGGTCCTTGGACAATTTAGGTAGTACATTGATTGCTTTAATTTTTAATGGTGAATGTTTTAAATGGGATGCTGATTTAACTAATGCAACAGGTACAAGAGCAGTTATTATTCCTAATGCACCAACAGCATCAAGAGATATGTTGGTATCAACTCCCGATCGTCACTTAGTATTTTTTGGAACAGAAACAACTATTGGAAATAAAACAACACAAGATGATATGTTTATAAGATTTTCATCTCAAGAAAATATAGAAGACTATCAACCTACAGCAACCAACAGTGCTGGTACACAAAGACTGGCTGCCGGATCACGGATCATTGGTGCTAAACTTGGTAGAAATGCAATTTACATTTGGTCGGACACTTCTTTATTTACTATGAGATTTGTTGGAACTCCATTTACATTTGCTTACGAGCAAGTTGGAACTAACTGTGGATTGATTGGTAAGAATGCAGCCGTTGAAGTAGATGGCGCTGCTTACTGGATGTCTGATAATGGTTTCTTTAGATACACTGGTAAACTAGAATCAATGGATTGCTTGGTTGAAGATTATGTTTATGATGATCTTAACACAACATCTAATCAATTTATTTATTGTGGTATTAATAACTTGTTTGGAGAGATTACTTGGTTTTACCCTACAGCTGCTTCTAATGTTAACACTAGATCGGTTACGTATAGTTATTTAGATTCAACAGCTAAACGACCTATATGGTTTACAAACGACAGTACATTATTTACTAGAACAACTTGGCAAGATTCTGCAGTATTTGGTTTACCACATGCAACACAATATGATGCAGGTACGGATACATCTTTTGATGTTGAAGGTAATACGGACGGAATTTCATATTACTATGAACATGAAACTGGATTTAATCAAATAAGACTTGGTGTTACTACAGCTATTCCAGCAGACATTACTTCTGGTGATTATGATATTACTCAAAAAGTTGTTAGAGGTGCAGCCACAAACATGGCTGATCTTAG